ATGCGTGCTGATATAATGAATCATAATCTCCAGCTTCCTTCTTACCACTCTTAACTGATTTGCCTTTTTGTTTGGCAATAACATCAGTTAAGTATTCCTGATATAATTTCTCATACTTCTCACTTCTGATAGGAAAAGTTACTGGGACATCTTGAGCATCTGGTGCTTTTATTGATTTAATATTAAGATTTGCTGCCTTGATGTTGTCATTCAATGTAGTTTTCAATTCTTTAAATTTCTTCTTTTTATGATGGTCTATTACTGTAAATACTGCTCTTCCTTGGTCAATATTCAAACATTTGCCATTCAAATCTTCAAATGTATGGTTAAAAACCACATTCATTTGAGGATCTTTTGATGCCAAATTAATGCCTTCTTTATTTGTTATTTCCATACACAAGTCTATTCTGCGTTGTACTGCTTCTTTACTAAATACTAAATCTGAATTGTAATTTTGATCATTAGTACATAATACTACCAACTCTGGTGTTGCAAAAGAACCTTTAACTTCAGGTCCAACAATATTTGCTGAATTTATTGTGAATGGTGCTGATGTTATTAATCTAATTAAATTTAATGCGTCTGTATTCTTGGTCTTATCTTGTCCAAAGTCATCAAATAATATGACTCTCTTGTTTAACATTCCTGTCATATATTCTGATGCTTCATCCCAGGTATAAGTAGTAGATCGAATAGCAGTTACAGGATCTGCTTCGCCATCCAATCCTAAAGATTGTGCTACTAGAACGGGCCATAAAGTTGACTTTCCAGAGCCTGCTGCGCCTTGCAAGCACAAACAGGTGGGCTCGTACGGTCTATCTCTTGGTGGTCCATTCTCTGATAATCCTTGTGCGTGCGCATCTAATAATCGTTTAAAAAATGGTGAATATTGTTTATGTTGTGAAACATACTCCTCAGCTATTATCTTTGCTTTATAATACCGGTCTTTGACAAATTCAGGTGTAATATTGTCTTTAGAGATGTTCTTAGTTAATAATTTAGATCTATATAGTAAATATGTGGCATGTAATTCATTCACTGGATTTCCATGGGTATACAGTTTCCCGTTTAACCATTTCTGTGGGTCAGATGATTCTCCGCTCCACCACTCCATGAATGATTCAAAAGCATTTTTAATAATTTTAGAGACGTCATTAACGCCTTTTACAAATAATAATGATGGTAATAATATTTTACAAAATTGTGATGCCATGACTAATCCTTTTCCGAAGCGTGAAGGAAATGAATTAAAAATTTGAGATATCATATTCAGTAACGAATCACTTTGCAAAGAACCTTCAGTGTATTTAGAAAAATCCACTGTTCCATCAGTTTCACCTCCAGTCCATTTATGCCAAAACATGAATGGTTGAACGTCACACAATCTCCTAGTTCCTCTCCATTTATATCGTCCATTTTCCTCATCCACCCAATGTTCCAATAATTCTGCTCTTATGATTGTAGTTAAACAACCAAAATGTTCCTTAAAGAATATTCCAGGATTGCAAATTCTTCGTTTCAGATTTTGAAATAATCGTGCTGATGTTAATTCGTTCTGCTTAAATATATAAACTAAAGCCATTAATTCAAAGGTTGGTAAATATTTTTCGCCTGCTATGTAAGATTTAATAATATTAATTAATAAAAATAATGTTGACATATCTATATAATCATATATAACTTTCAAAAAATGTATTAAAGAATCAAAAAATGATAACATCTCTTTTACTATCTTGTTATCTTTAATTTTAGCATATAATCCATCTGTGATAAATTTTTGCTTCCAAGACTTCACTTGATCTTTGATTTTGTTAATAATAGATTTAACCTTACTAACTTCCTCCTTCTCTTGTGAAGCTTTTTCAAGCTGTTGATTTTCTTGAAACATCTTCTTTTTATTTGCCTTCCTGGATGTTGTTGCTCCTTCATCATCTTCCTCTCCAGATGATGCTGATGAAGATTCATCACCTGTTAATTTAGATGAACTTCCGCCTTGCAATTTTCCTTCTAGTATCGTTGGTGGTGTTAATTTATCAATGATTTCATCTAATATAGATGGATCATAATTCTTCTGTGTTGATGTCGTCGCTGCTTGTTGTTTTGGTTCTTCTGTTTTTTCAGTGTTCATAGAAGCAACCTTTGCATATGATACTTGTTTCTTGCCTAACATTGATCTCACGAAATTCTTTCGATCTACTTTCGACTTAGTCTTTTCAATTATTGTTTTATTTACTTCTTTATCTAAGTCTAATGTAATCTGGTCCGCTAAAG